TATTTCTGATCCTCGTATTTTTGATGACATGTTTATGGACGATTGGAGGAAAGCTCGTCAGACCTATTTAGAAGGTCTTAGATTTTATTCAATCTTCAAGGCTTTCACTAAAGATGAAGCCACGAAATTGATCAAGGACAAAGTCCGTGTTGCCCTGTGTGCACCATTGACACTACAGTGTGTGATTAGACAATATTTCTTGCCTATTGCGGCTTGTATGTCGCGTAACCCAATCACAACGGAGTGTGCTGTGGGGATTAATTCCCAGGGACCACAATGGAATAAGTTGATGAAACACCTTTCAAAGTTTGGGAAGGAACGAATGGTCGCAGGAGACTTTAAAGCTTATGACCAACACATGTCTTCCACCATGACGTCAATCGCATTTTTTACTATGATTGAGCTTGCGAAGCATTGTGAAGGTTACACTTCAGAAGATATTAAGATTATGACCAATCTCGTTGCGGACGTAGTGCATCCCATGGTATGTGTCAATGGAGACCTTGTTGAATTATTTGGGTCTAATCCATCAGGTCATAATCTCACTGTGTACATTAATTCAATTGTTAATTCTCTGTATCAGAGAAGTGTATTTTATATTATTTATCCTCCTGGTAGCTTGGAAACCACTAAGTTCCAGGATTACGTGGCTCTCATGACTTACGGTGACGATAACGAAATGTCTGTCTCTAATAAGACACCCTTATATAATCACACCCGAATGATGGAAGTATATGCTTCTCAAGGCATAGAGTATACAATGGCGGATAAGGATGCTGAATCTATTCCTTATATCACACTGGAGGAAGCCGACTTTTTGAAGCGTGCGACTGTATTCCGCCCAGAATATACCGACCCTTCAACCGGTGAGGAGGGCATGTACCTTGCCAAATTAAGCGAAGATTCCATTTTTAAAAGTTTACATTGTAATATGTTGTCAAAACTCGTGTCTAAGGAGGAGATTGCTCGCCAATGTTTGGATGGAGCACTCCGCGAATTGTGGTTTTATGGCAGGGAACATTTCGAAATGCGCCATGAACAGTTTAAGAAAATTGTCGCCGAACACGAGTGGCAGCATGTTATTTCACCAAATTTTTATAAAACGTTTGACGAACGCGAAGAAGAATGGCTAGAGAAATACAATTTGGTTCGCTCGGGTATCGAGTCTCAATCAGGCGTTCTGCCTTATAGGTTTGAAACGAAAGTTGAACCGTCTCCTCGGGAGACTGCGTTGATCTCTTCTTTTATGGCGATAGCCGAATTACACGGTATTGTTTTACTCGCTCGCGAGTATACACTGAATGGTGGTGTTACTTATGGAGATATCCTTGCTCGTTACGGTGATAGATTATTATGTATTGAGTTTAAATACCAGCGTTTGGAAGAGACTTTTCAGCAAGCACAACGCCAAGCTAGACAAGTTCGTATGTTACATTGGCAAGATCATATGATTGGAATCACTGCTGTGCATCCCATCGCAATTAATATTGTTCAGCACAAAGGCATTGAGCATCTTCCCATCGGTCTTAAGGAAGTGCTTGAATCATGTGTGAGACATTTACATAGACCACTGATGTCATAAAACTCTAAGCGCTAGCTGCATCTAGTTGTCACTCTTATGAGAATGTGCCTTTGTATATTAGTGATTTAGTGAACAGTGTATATATTTATCGTTCTGCATACTTGTTCATACCCTGTATACATTTGTAATCATAGAACCTTACTCTTACTACGTCATGGCTTCACGCGCAGTTAAGAGTTTAAACATAGTTGTTAAGCAGGTATTTCATTTTCAATAATTAAAGACACGTTATTGCCATGTCTTAAAAAGGCAATGTGTGGGGGAGAGCCTCGTGATACCCACATTGAGAGGACAACACCAGTTCACATACATCGCACGCGAAGTGGAACTTTAGATTTAGATGTTGGCACACACCCTATTGATTTTTCAACATTGGGCGTTACTGCGTATTCACAATCTGGCCCACTGGAAAGAACTGTAGGACTTACTGGTAAATATACGCCTGCTTGGGCATTACAAAAACCACCGGGAGCCGATGTTGATGTTAGTTATATGACCTTTATTAGGTATATCAAATCGTTCACCAAAAGTGCAGAAGAAGAACCCGACAGAATAGTACGTGGCCAGTGGAATGATGGCTTGCGTAAGTATACTAGTGGATCTAAATACTTCAAGGAATGGAAGGCCAAACAATTGGCATCTTTTACGTCTGATCCAGATGAGCGACATTTTAAAATCCTGGAATCAGATGTAACTTCGCAGTCGGGTGAGATGCGTCAAGAAAGTTCAACAGTCACCACAGAGTCAGAGGTTGAACAAACTGTGCAGTTCCAGACTGACGTTGACCAAGTGAAGGTGAATGTTTCCACTGCCGTTGATAGTACTAGGTTGCAAGCATCTGTTAAAAATACCGAACTAGGAGAATTTCTATCTCGTCCTTTGCGTATTGCCTCACACAACCTTTCCAACGGATTTTATATGGACGTATCTTTCAATCCATGGATTGATTTTCTTTCTAATCCAGTAGTTATGAACAAGCTACAAAATTATTCGCTAATAAGAGGAACTATGCACGTCAAGTTTTTAATCAATGGTGGGCCATTTTATTTTGGTAATATCATCTGCGGATATAAACCACAAGGCATAGGTTTCGATTTTGTGCAAGGTGATGATCCTAACGACCTTGTGGAATCATCTTTTCAGCGAGCCATGCTTCTGAGTCAGAGGCAACATTTGATTATTAATCCCACCAATAGTCAAGGTGGTCAGCTCACACTACCTTTTTTCCACAACAAGAATTATTTAGACCTTATCGACTTTACTGACATGTTAGATATGGGTGAAATCAGTATGCTCTCGTTGGCACCACTTGGTAGGGCAATTGGTGCGTCAGACCAACGCCAAATTAATGTAACAGTTATGGCGTGGATGTCAGATGTTGAGTTAGCAGGACCCACCACTCGCGCCATTCTTTCGCAGTCAGGCAAAATGAAAGATGAGTATGGTAAGGGTATTGTTTCTAGACCAGCTAAAGCCGTTGCCAGATTGGCTGGAATGCTAGAAACTGTACCAGTGATTGGGCCTTTCGCAACTGCCACTAGCACTGCAGCTGCGGGAATAGGATCTTTAGCGCAATTGTTTGGCTTTTCACGTCCTATTAATGTATCCCCAATTGAACGTTATAAGCATCAAATGCACGGTATGTTAGCCCCGAGTTCCATAGACGAAGCAGTAGAGAAGTTATCGTACGATCCTAAGCAGGAATTGACAATTGATCACAATGTGACTGGGGCTCGATTGGATGATGAAATGTACATTAAAGCTATTACCTCCAAATCGAGTTTGATTACATACTTCGATTGGTCCGCTACTTCTAATGAGAATTCGCTGCTTGCGACAATTAACGTCAGTCCCTGTCATTGCCAATTACGTAATGACGGGACTACAGAATATGGGGCTGAGTGGGTTCAAACCCCTCTGGCCCATGCTACATTTCCTTTTAAGTACTGGCGTGGAGGTATCAATTTTCGCTTTCAAGTTAATTGTAGTGACCTTCACAGAGGAAGGCTATTAATAGTTTATGATCCTCGAGGATTTGTCGGCACTCAAGTTCCTGATACTAACACTACCTTTTCTCGTATTATTGATATAGAGGAAACCAAGGATTTCACATTACCTGTTTATTGGTTTCAGCAAAAATCATGGGCAAAAGTGCCGGATAGTCCAACAGGATTAGGCATATCTAAAGGTGCGGGTCTTCCTCTAGACCAGTCTGAATTTTCAAATGGACAATTACGGATTTACGTCTTGAATGAACTCACTAGTCCAGACGAAGATTTAACACATTCCGTTCGCGTCCTCACTTTCATCAGTGGGGCCGAGGATTATGAAGTCGCTGTTCCTGACGATTATATGATTAAAAGGACAGCATTCGGTGGGAGCTTTGTACATACTACATCGGAAGTAAATGCAGCTTGGTCGCAAAGCGGTATTATTGCTGATGTCTCATCACAGAGTGGTATACTGAATAATACTAAAGCTGCTCATTCTTCTAAGCCGGGTCACGATGGTTCTGAAATGTTGGAGCCCATAGGAGACCCCACCACATCCAAAGCATTGTCTTTAGTTTACCATGGTGAAACTTTCGATTCATTTCGTGACATGTTTAAACGCTATAATTTGAGTGGTGTTTTTGTCAAGGGTCTTAACATTAATAATAGTGATAGACCAGTCAGATATCGATTGAATTTGCCTAATTTTCCAATGTATAATGGACGTGCCGTAACACATGGTATGTATCAGCAACCCCGCGATGGCGGGTTAAATTCGGTGAATTACAATATAACCGGTAGAACATTGCTTAATTGGATTACCCCTGCTTATGCCGCGAGAAGAGGGGGAATCCGTTATAAATATATGTTGGGGCATTTTGGCAACTCTAATCCTACAGCTATGATTGTTTCTCGTGGCCAGACCAATCATTTACCATCGTTTGGTTCCTCCTTAACCTTTTTAAGTACGGCCGATGGGGCCAAACATAGTACATTTTCAAATGTACAGGAGACAGGGCATAACGGAAGTGCTTTCACTTCCCGCACGATTCCCGCGCTTGAGGTAGAACTCCCATATTATAGCGATAAGAAGTTTGAAGACGCTTCTAGCATCATCACTGCGGATCAATACCCTGATCAGACGCACCATGTGGACATTTATATAGGTGCACATAAGAAAGAAGGCTATATTCAGTGTTTTCAATACGTTGCCACTGGTGAAGATTTTAATCTCACTTGGTACGTTAACGCACCATCCTTCTTTGTCCAGACATATAATCATATATTATAATGAATTTAATGGTTTTAAAATAATAGGACGATTCCTTTACTATTAACCAAGTATAAAGCTATTTTACAGTAGGTAAACAGGCTTGTTTCCTACATATACACCCTGCAACCGGGGTGGCCGTCTCAGGACGGTGATAGGTAGTATCCCTTCGGGATCAGCTCTGAATTTCGTAACTGTAATTTTTTGTCTCTTAGAGAAGACTAGATCGTACTACCTGTTGGTAGTTGACTCGTTATTCTCCAGAATAGAGTTTTTCAAGGTTAGATAT